TTGCGCAGCGTAGCGGTGCGGCGCGATGCGGCGCGGGGCGGTGCGCCGCGCTGCGGCGGTCACGCCCCCACGATACCGCCCCGCGCCGTGCCGCGCAAGGCCCGCCTATGCCCGGACGGTCCTTTCCCCGTTCCCGAAGTCCCGACCGTCGAGACGCTGGTACTGCCCCACCTCCCGCACCCCGCCCCCGTCGCATTCCAGGGTCAGGGTGCCCGTAAAGCCGTCCTTCAAGCACTGCTCGACGTAGACCAGCACCCGCGCGGCGCTCGGGGTCAACTCGCCGCGTGGCGTCATAACGCGCCCCCACGACTAAACAGTAGTCCGACGCTGCACCGACAACCTATTTCCGCGGGCGGGTCCAGCACCGGCCCGAATGGCGTATCGAACGGCTCATCGAGCCCAACGCCATCCGGATTGAGCCCCGGTATCGCCGCGTGTTCGTCCCTCAACCGGTCGTCGGGCGTCACGATCCAAAACCGCCGCACGTCGCGCGGGATCGCGCCCTGTTCCTGTGCCTGTCGCCAGCTCTGGCGCTGGCCGTAGTGCGCTGACTTCGCCGTCTCTTGCCGCGCTATCACCCGCGCCCGGCGGTTCCTGAGACTCGCCGCGTACCGCTCCTGCATCCGCGTAATGAACTCCTCGTCCACCGTCCCGCGCGCCAAGCGCGAGCGGATCATCGCCTTATCCACCGCTGACAACCGGCGAGACGACGTGAACGCTCCCGCCCGCAATTCCTCGGCCAAGTGGAGCGGCGCTAGGGCATTATTGGGCGCGAGCCCGACGATCTGCCGTATCACCCGCGCCTGTTGCACCGTCGTCGCCCCGCCACTCGATCCCGTCGCCAGTACGATGCGCACCGCCTCGCGCACGTCGGCGCTGATACCAACGATCAACTCCCCGGCCTGAGTGCGGGCGTACAGTACTACGTCAGGGTGTAGCCGATTGAACTCCACCGGAACACGCAACGCCCCGCTGAGCACGTCGGCGGACTGCGCCCCTGCGCTTTGCGTCGTGCGCCGGAGGGCCTTCTCCAGCGCGGCGTTGTCGCCCATCTGCTGCCCGATATCACCGCCCGTCGCGAGCGCGGCAAGCATCTGCTCCTCGCTCCCGCTGGCGATTGCGTCTATCAGGGCAGCGTTGTCAATATTGCTGATGATCCGGTTGACGGCAGACAGGAACGCCTGCGCCACGGCGGGCTCCATCCGTGACGCGAGACGGCGTAGCGCCCGCCACGCCTGCGGACTAGGGCGACGCTGAACCGCAAGCGTCACTCGGTACCCTCCTCCCCATCTTCTTCCTCCTCATCACCGTTACCCGGTGGCATAGCTGCCGGCGGTTCCGGCCCTACGTCCATCGGGTCGGGCGGCTCGACGATCGCACGCGGTGGGTCGCCTGCCTCGAACGGGATCATCCAGACGCGCCGGTCCTCGTCTACCTCCACCAACTCGATCGGGTCGCCGCCGACTGGCGTCAGCGCTCGCGCTGTTTCTGCCGTCGCCCGGTTCGTCTCGGCGATCACCTGCTCTGACTCCGAGTACAGCGACGGCCACACCACGTCGTAGCCCTTCTTGCCGTGGCGCGGCAACGCCCGAATGGATACGAGCCGGTCAATCAACGGGCGAAGCAGGACCGGCTCGGCGAATTGCAATTGTCGCTCGCCAGCCGAACCGAGAAACGCTTTCACGTCCTCGGTTGACGCCCGCTCGCCTGTCTCGCTGCCGAACAGCATCCGCGCCGGATAGCCTGAGCCTGCGGCGATGCGCCGCTCGACTAGTTTCGATGCCGCGGCGGGGTTCGGCTCCGTCTCCGCGAGGCGTTCAAGCCTCGCACCACGCGCAACGAACGTACGCGCGAGATCGTGGTTGAGGTCGTGTATCTGCTGGGTCAAGTCTGCGATCTCTGCCGGCGTCGGCTGGACCTTCTCGTCCAAGATAGCTTGCAGCACGCCCGCCACCCGCTGCCAGAACGCTTCCGAACTCGACGCCGAGATTTTCAGCAAGTCCTGAAGGTCGTTGAACACGCGCTGGAGCTCGGGGCGACCGTACACGTCGTCCCTGAGCGTGTTCTGCGCGACGTGAATGATGCGCGAGCGGTGGACGGGTAGCCGCGCGGCACCGGCGCGGAACCCTGTCAACGCGCCCGCGACGTTGATCGTGTACGTCTTCGGGAGCCCGAACGCGGGGTCGCTGGCGTCCTCGACCCAGTCCTGAATCTCCGCGTCCTGCTCCGTGTACGCCCGGAGATAGAGCACACCCTCGGGGCCGCGCACGCTCGTCAATGGTCGGGCCATCGCCTGGTCGGGCTCGCCCGTGCCGATCAAAACGACGGAATAGCGACCGAGGCGCGCCATTACGTCGGCGCGGAACAGGACGCGATAGACCGCGAGCCGGTCGGCCATCTCCTGCCACGCTTTCGAGAACTCGGTCCCGTCCTCGCCTTGCTCCGGCTCCGATACCTCGGGTGCCTTGCGCCACGTCGCCTCGGCGATCATGTCCACGATCTGGCCCGCCACGCCGTCACGCTGGTAGGCACCCCAGTAGTCGTCGAACCGGAGCGACGTTTTGTAGCCCGCCATCTTGCCGATGTCGCGGTTACCGTCATACATCAGCCCGAGGCGCTGCGCGAACGCGGCGCGCTCCAGAGCGTCGGTCAGTACGGCGAGGCGATCGGGCGCGGCCTCCCCGTTCGTCTTATTCGCTGCCTTGCTCATTGGACTCGTCGCTTTAGCCGGTGCCATTGTCGTCGCTCCCGTTGATCCAAGCTTCCGTTGGGCCGCCGAACATCTCGCGCGTCTGGCCGCTCATTGAGCGTACCCAGCCCTGAATCCTCCCGAGGTTCTTTTTCCACACCCGTAGGTGCTGACCCGCGCCGATCCAAGGCTTTGTCGGCGGATGCACGCGCGACTCGGCGAAGTGCGGGCTTTTGTCCATCGGTATGCCGCACAAGATAGCGCGCCTGACCCCGAGCGTTTGAGCGACCTCGATCCCGAGTAGGCCGGACGAGCCACCGAGGGACCACGCCGAGACGGTATTGGTCACACCCGGGCGTTGCTTGCCTTTCCGGGTCCAGACCAGATATCCGCCCGGGTGACCCTCAATAGTGCGCTGCTCCAGCCAGCCGGGGCCGGTCTTTTTCGTCGAGCCTAGCTTCTCGGTGTGGAGCGTGCACCAGTGGTCGAGTGGTCGGGGCCAGTGGACGCCGATGTTGTTGACCGCGATCACGAGCCCGTAGCCCTCGTGCCACTCGTGGCCGAGCAGCGCCTCGACGGCCTTGACATCGTCCCAGACGCACGCGGCGCCGCCGAGGATCAGGGCGCGCTCCTCCCGCCCGATGACCCGCGGGGCAGGCGGCACGTTGGCGACGATCACGGCAGGGGCAGCGACCGGGGCGGCGTGCTGCCCGTTGTCCCCGTTGGTGGCGTGGCTGCGGCGGATCGTTACCGGGGTGCCGTCAATGACGCCACGCGACCGGAAGTGGACCGGCGCGACGATTTCGAGGAACCGCGTTGACGACCTCGCAACCCGGACGACGTGCGCCGGGTAGTCGTTGCCGTGTATCGTCAGCGTGACCGGCCACCACCGGAGAGCGCCGTGACTGCCATCGGGTTCGGTTACGGCAGTGGGTTCGCCGAGCCATTTGAGCGCGTTATTGACTGACCGTATCGCGACGTTGAGCGTACCGGGCACCAAGGGCTGGCCCGCAACGCGGGACCATTCGGCCAAGCGTGCGCCGATGATGACCTTCGATACGTGGCCCGTACCTTTGAGCGCGTGGCCGGTGAGGGTGTCAGTCACGGGAGCTCGCAGCGCCACACTTCGCGGTGTGGCCGGTAGTAGGCAGGCGATTCAGCGGTCACGCGCACGTACTTCTCAGCCGCTCGGCGAATCGCCTCCCGCGTGTACGGCACGTCGGGCACGGAGCGGGCGCGATCGCGCGCAACGCCGTCGAGCGTAGACGTTGGCGCGTCCCAGATCAGGACGCCAGACGGCGAGAGGTGCCGCGCGAGCCACGCCCAGACGGCATCGTGCGAGCGCGCGACGGCGAATAGGTGATGATAGACGGCGAGGCAGAACACGACATCGAACGGGTGCGGCCAGAGCGTACCATCGAAGTCGGTTATTGTGTTGCGTTGGTACGTCCACCCGTTTGGCTTGGCGCCCCAGACGGCGACGGGTTCGCGGTCAATGCCGAGCACTTCGGACGCTCCGCGCGACACGGCAAGGGCGCACCAGTGGCCACGATTGCAGCCGATATCGAGCACGCGCAAGCCGTGGAACAACGTCGGGAGCATCGGCAGGATGGCTCGCTCTTTCGCCCGGTTGCGTGCGCCGGTCTGGTAGGTCGGCGCGGTCACCGGGTGCCTTCCTCGGTATGCGCAGTGCTCACGACGTATGGTAGGTTCACGCCGCCGCTCGGCGTTAGCACGCTGACGGGCTCTGCTGCCGGAATGCGTAGGTTGAACGTGATCGTAACGCACTCCCCGGGCTGGTAACGCCGGACGCCGTCCTGACCGTCATTCCATGCGGTCACGGAATCGCGGTACACTTCAAACCAGCATGCCTCTGCGCGTTCCAGGTTGGAGCGCAGGGAAGCCACGATTTGCTCAACTTCGTGACTTGTCATTTTGCCCCCAGACTGCCATGCGGTCATTTCGGCCTCCAGAGCCAGCTTTCGGTGTGGGCGGGGAAGGGAACGGGCGCAGCGTACGCATTCGGCGCAATAGATGCGAGTAGCGTCGTTATTTCGTCACGGACAGCGCGATCTTTCGCGCGCACGAGGTTCCCGCCGTCTTTGCGCCACGCACACTCGGCGGTAATGACCGGATGATCGGACTCTATCACGTCGGGGGCGCTTCCAATTACGGCGGCTTCGGAGCCCTCTACGTCGAGCTTGATGTACCCGACCGGCCCCGGCGCGACGGTCCCCGCTATGTCGTCGAGCGTCACACTGAGCGCCGCCCACGGACTATCGCTGTTTGCGTCTACTGTGTAGCGGCCCCCAGCGTTGCTATCGTCCCCGCCCACAAGCGTTTTTGGGGGAGCCCCTAACATTCCGACCGCCGCATTGACCACGTAGCACGGTACGCCTACCGCACGCGAGTGGTGCGAAGCGTTGTCCCTGAGTAGCGGATACAGGTCCGGCGCGGGCTCGATGGCTACGACGGACGACGGCTTGCACTCGCGCAGAAAATACACGGTGTGATTGCCGCAGTGCGCGCCTACGTCTATGTACGTGCCCCGGATATCGAGGGAGCGAATCAGGTCCAGCGCCGCGTGCTCGTAGAAATCGCCATCCTTGACTACGCGCTGGTAGATCGTGTCGCGCTCGCTCGGGTAGAGAACGGCGTGCCCACGCGGGTGCGCGGCGACGATCCGTGCGATCGGACGCACGTGGGGGAGGTCTACGCGCTCGATCATTCGCCGTGCTCCAGCCGCACCGTGATGCCGTAGTGCCGCAGGCAGACCGGGGCCAGTACGCCCACCAGATCGGCGGGCAACGTCGAGCCGTGCAATCGGATAACGTGACCGCTCGCCTTTCGTCGCCCTACTGTAATCCTGACCGGGTAGAAGCGCACCGGCCCCACCGCACCCGAAAGCGCGCCGTCGAGATAGGGCTGCGTGAAGTCGAACGGCCCGCCGAGCCGCACGTTCGCCGTACCTGGGTGGGGTGTGTAGCCGAGCAGCGCGGCAAGCTCCTGCTGCACCTGTGCGCCGTTGCGAAGTTGGTAGCGGGAAGCGTTCCCGCGCCCGTTGCGTATCGTGCCCCGGTAGGTCGCCAAAGGATTCACTCCGATACCGGATGCTGCGCTATCTGCGCGGGGCGCACGATAAGTGTGCCGGTGTAGAGCACGTTCCGCACTCCGTTCTCAACCTCGTACAGCTCCTCGTAGACGCGGCCAAGCGGGAGGCCGCGCGTTGCGGCGTGCGTCAGCTCGAAGGAGTATACCAGCACGTCGGTACTTTCCTCCTCAACGGTTATATCGGTATCGTCCACCTCCACGAGTGGCGTCTCTGCGCCAGCATTCCGGGCGATCCGGTAATGCGTCGTGACGTTTTCGGGCTGCGCTTCTCCGGCGATCGTGATTTGCCGGATATAGCTCGCCCCCCGGTGGATAGACATTGTGGCTCCCTTTAGTTGCCGTCTATGTTGATTTCCCTGTCCCGCGTCCCGATCACCGGGAGCACTATAGAGCGCGCCCCCGTCGAAGTAACAGCGCCCGCACGCGAACCCATCACCGCTAGTGCAGAGACGCGGGTGCCGGACGAAGCAATGACTACCGGGGCCACCACGGCGGGCGGGCCTGCGCTGCCAACACTCCCCTGAAGAACGCCCCCCTGCGCGATGTTTACGCCGGATAGCAGGCTGACACTGACAGGGGCCAGCGTGACGGCCAGCGAACCCGCGCGCACGGCCACCGACCCGGCGACAATCGCAGCGGACGCCGCCGCAGGACTGGCGGCTAATACGCCGCCGAGGACCGCGACCCGCCCCTCGACCAGCGCCGCCGCCACTTCCGAACCAGCGACCGCGAGAATGCCACCGCTAACGGTAACGCGCCCCGAGGTCAGGCCCGCAGCGAGCGCGCCAGACGCACCGGCGAGCGTCCCGCCATTGACCTGTACCGACCCCGCCGTAAGAGGCAGGGCGAGCGCGTCCGGCGCGGCATCGAGTACCCCAGCGGTAACGGCCACAGAGCCGGACACGAGCGCGGACGATTGCGCGGCCTGCGATACGCCCAGAACCGCGCCCGCAACGCTGACCGACCCTGCCACGAGCGGCGCGCCGATAGCGGCCTGAACCCCATCGAGTACGCCGCCGGTAACCGTGGAGGCGCCCGCTATAATGCTGGCGGACTGCGCGCCCTGCGAAACTGCGAGGACGCCACCGGCAACATCTACCGCGCCCGCGACGAGGTCCGCCTCAACTGGCGCCACGCCAGCATCCGCCGCCAGCACACCGCCCCGAACCCCTACCGTACCCGCCAGCAACGGCGCGGCCATCGGCGCCGTTGCCGCCGAGAGTGGGGCACCCGACACCTGAACCGTTCCGGCCGTCAGTGGCGCGCTCAGTGCGCCAAGCGACACCGCGAGAATGCCCGCGAGCACCGACACGGCTCCGGCCGTCAGTGCGCCGTTGACCGGCTCGGCAGCTTCCGCCGTGTACGTCCCCGTCACCTCCGCAGCGTAGACCCGCTCCTCAACCGCGTCGCCGCCCTTGACCTTCGAGATGTTCCATCGGAGGACGACGAGCGCGTCGTCCCATGTCGCCTTGTCGGCCGACGTGTTCGGGTTCGTGAGCGGAACCGCCGAGGAATTGGCCGGGCTCGTATCCTCAATCGGACCACTGACGACCGTGACCTCGTCGGTTAGCGGCGTCGTACCGTCCGACTCGACGATCTGAGCGGTGAGACTGTCCCAAGCGTTGAGGTCGGCAGCAGCGCTCAATCCGTATCTGAGCCGGATCGCGACGGTGTCCACGTTGCCGAGATCGCCCGGCGTCTCGCCGAGCGCGAACCGCGCAGCACCCGTGTGCGTCGTGTTGGCGTTGTCGAATACGTAATCCCCGTCATCGCTCGACGCGATTACTTCCAGTACCGGGTCCGAGCCCTGGATCGCCGTGCTGACGACGTTCGTGTAGGCGCCGAGGGCGATCGTGCCGAGACTAGCCATGAGACCCTACCTGCCCACACGTCGCACAAGTCGCGCCCGCCGTAGGCCACGTACCGCAATCGAGAGCAGGTGCGAAACCGTCCCAGAACGGGCGCACGTCCCGGCGATACCGCGCGTCAGCGTGCACGGCGGACCACGAGCCAAGCTCGCGCCGCAACGCGCACGCCCAGCGCCGCCCGGTTACGGTGCCCTCCTCCAGATGAGGGCACACGCCCCGCCGTCCTAGATGGCAGCAGTGGTCACGGACGCCACAGGCCATTACGGATTCGTCGCGCCGGTACGCGAGATCACCACGCTATTCGTGGTCCCGACAGTGAACCCCGCGCCGTTGCTCACCTTGGCCGGATCGTAGATCACGAGCACGAGCGGGATGCTGCTGTCGTCGTCCGTGTCATGAGCGTAAACCAGCGCCGCGCCCACCGTCTCGCCCGTCAGTGAGCCGAAGTCAACCGCCGCGTCGAAGCGCAGTTGGCTCTCGCGCGTGGCAGCGTTGATGTTCCGCCCTGTGTCCGCCACGGTCACGCGCGCATACGAACCGTCGTCGCATTCCGCGTTGTTCGCGTGCGCGAGCACGTCGGCAACGGTGGCGTGTGTGGCGTCAAACGTCGGCGGGCCGCTGGACTTGAGCAGCAACACGCGGATATCCGCAGCCGCGTCACTGAGCCATTCGGTAGCGTCGGGGTAGTCGAGTCCGGCGTTGTAGATTTCTGCGCTGTCAGCCATTGCCCGCTAGCTCCGTGGTGGGGGACTGTGGTAGTAATGCCGGGGGAATGTAATGCGGTAGGGTCATAGCGCCGCGCCCGCGTCTTGCCTGAGTAGCGACGTGGCCCACCTCGCAACGAGATCAGGGTGCTCCCACCCGTCTATCTGCCCGAGAAAAGCGCCCGCGTGATTTGCTGCCACGTAGTACTCCTTCCATCGAACCTCACGAAACGGCCCGTTGGTCACGAGCCTACCGTGCGAATTGATGACCGGGCCGGGCGCTTCGTGCCCGCGATAGGTGAACAGGAGCAACGGCGCGCCGCACAATACCGCGAGGTGTGCCAGCCCGGAGCAGGGAGCGACAACGAGCGCGCCCTGTCGCATGACCTGAATCGTCGCGTCTAGCGGACGTGACCAGTCCCACGCAACGGCGCAACCTAACTCCGTCTTGGCGACACTCGCCTCTCGTATGCCGCCCGCGAACACGCGCAGTCCGGCCGCCGCGAGTCGGTCGGCTAGGTCGCCCCAATGCGGCCAGTTCTTGCTAGCGCAGTAGGCACGATTGCGCGGAGCTATGACCACGTCGAACTCGGGTACGTCTTGGCGCACGTACGGCTCGGGTAGGAATCGTTCCTCGGGGGCTCTCATGTCAATACCCTTACGCGCGTTCCGGCCGCGTAGGATTTCGTTGGGCTGACGTTCGACTACGCGATGCTCCTCTGCCGCTGGGTACAGCGCCTCGTTACCCGCTTCTATCTCGACTGCTGGGACAATGCCCATCGCATACACGCGCGGTACGTGAAAGCGCACCATCAGACCGAACTCGCCGCGAAATACTGGAATGGTCGTCATGGCACCGTAGCTCCGCAGCCCGGACACAGGAATTTGACGCACGCCGTCTCGCGTCGAGGTTGTCGTTACGTCTAGCAGATACTCATCCGGGTGCGGACACGCTCGCGGCACCGAGGCCAGAACCTCCTCAATTTCAGCAGCGGTCAGCTTGCGGGGTATCGCGGTGGCGGACATTGCGGGCTCTACGCTACTACCTGCGGGGCTGTCACGCTAGCCACAAGTCGCCGCCAGTGGACGCTCGCCCAGCCGGTAGCCTCGTGCGGGCGCGGCTTTCCGTGGAAGCAGACGACGCGCGCACCGTCTGGCACCGCTGCCCGTGCGTGCGCTTTGTAGCTCACGATCTGGTCAGGGTAGCGCCGCTGCAATCGCCGCAGGTTCGGCGCCACCGTCCGGAGCCACGGGTCCATCCGCGGGTATCGCCTCATCGTGCCGCGCGGGTCACGCGCGAATGCCTCGTGTACGTGCGCCAGTTCGTCGCCGTCCCACGCCATCGCGCCGCTCGCGAGTAGCCGCATCTGGTAGAAATCGTCAATCCCTGCCGCTGGCCCGTCGTACGCTGCAAGGTCGTCAAGCGGGCCGACGATGAACGTGTCGAGTCCTACGGCGAGCACGCGGCCGGTGAACAGGCCCGGCGTCCACCAGTTGACGAGGGACCACTTACCGGTCCAGTCGGGGCGCGGCATTGGCACGTAGCCGGGCACGTCGGGGTTCGTCGAAATGCAGGCGAATCGCGCGCCGGGTAGATGCGTTTCGACGCCCGCGCAGAGTGCTTTGGCGTGGAGCGTGGTAAACGTTCCGCCCTTCTCGTGGAGCACACACGCGACGGTGAGGGCCATTTCAATCCACGGTGAAGGAAATGAGGCGGTTGCGGCCCTTGATGAGCGGCGCTAGAGCGTAGCGCGCGGCGTCCCATGAGTGCTCGTTCCCGTCAACGAGCTTCGGTAATACGTCCTCGGCGTCGTTTGTCTTGTAGCGCCAGAGCTTCGCCTCGCGCGCGGTGCGCGTACACCGATCGTGGATGACGATCTGGTCGTAGCTCCGCAGGTGCGCGATGCCGTCCGCAACCGAGCCGTCCCACTTCGGCGCAGCGACGACTTGCCAGCCGCGGCGTACCATCTCGTGGATCGTTTCGGGGCGCGCGGAGTCGGCGCGGATAACGTGGTCCTTGGCGCCGGGCACAGTGCGGAACGCGGCCTCGGTCTCGTCGAAGTCGAGCTCCACGCCGCCGGCCTCGTGCTCGACGTAGAGCCGGTTATCGGCGCGCCAGAGCTTGACGAGCGTGGTCGGATCATGGGCGAAGCCCCAGTCGGCGCCGAAGTAGGGACCGTCCCAATGGTCCTTCGGCGCGAACGTGTCCACGGCCCATTTGCCGTTGAGTACTTGCGCATCGGAGCGCGTCCACGGTTCGCCGCCCCAGACGTGGGCATACGCCTCGGGGTCGGTGCGCTTGAGGTGCGCGGCCTCGGCGGCTAGTACGTCGGGCAGCCACGGGTTGTCCCGGTATCCGATCGCGCGGACTATCGCATCGGCGGGCGGCTTCTCGACCAGCCGGACGTAGGTCGGGTCATCGGGCAGGGCGGGGTTGAAGGTGACCCAGATTTCCGATTGTGCCAGTCGTGCCTTGCGGATAGTGGGCGTCAGCGTGCGCCACGATTGCTCCGAGACGGCCTCGGCTTCCTCGATCCAGCAGATGTCGATGCCTTCGGTGGATTTGATCTCGCGAATGTTGTGACGCAAGCCCTTGAACAGGAACTCGGTGCCGTTGTGCCCGTAGATGCCGTCGCGCTGGACGGTGTAGCACCCGGAGAAGTTGAGGGCGACTATCTGATCGCTGAGCAGCCGGTGTACGGAGTCGCGAATCGAGGTTTGGTATTCGCGGGCGCATAGTACACGGAGGGGCCGGGCAACGCCATGGACAAGTAGCGCGCGGGCGAACGACCAGGACTTGGCGCTACCACGTCCGCCGTAGGCACAGCGCCAGCGGAGGGAGCCGAGGGGCGGGTCGAACAGGAACCCGAGGGCCTCGGGGATTTCAACGCGCTGCGGCTCGGCGAGCACCGCGCTCACGGCTTGACGAGAATGACGTTGATGGCAGGTGGGACGAGCGGCGCGCCGTTTTTGCCCGCGTGTTCGAACCGCTCGACGAACAGCCCCAAGTGCTTCGCGAGCTTCTCTAGCGCGACGAGCTTGTCGTAGGTTTTGAGCTTCAACTTGGTGACCGTGCCAACGCGCCCGCGGTCCTCGCCCTTCCCTTCGTAGGGCGCCTCGGCCTCCGACTGGATTTCCGATATCACGGCCATCTGCTCGCGGGTCAGGTCGGCCTTGGGGACGAATGTGGCGCGTTCCGCGTCCCAGTCGAACAGATCCGCGATGTTGGCAAAGGCGACCCGCGCGATCTCTTCGAGCACGCGGTCTTGTGTGATCTCGGTACGCTGCGCCCTGGCGTCGATCGCCACCTTGATCGCGGCGGCCACTCCAACATTGCCCAACAGCCGCGGGCCCTGCTGCTCTGCGGTCTTCGCGCTGTATCCAGCCCGGACCGACGCCTGAGTCGCGTTTAGGTCCACGAGGTACTCCCGCACAAAAGCGGCCTGTTTCGGGGTGAGCCGTCGCGCGGCTTTGCTCATAGTGCCCGAAAGGGTACGCCGCCGGGGGGCGGGGCGCAATAGTTGGGGGTCAGTCGACGGGAAGCGAGCGCAACACGCGCTCGACGACCGGGCCTATCGGCTCCATTCCGCGGCACATATTCGGGGTGACGACACGATGCCACTCGGCGTGGTGGTGACGGCAGAGCAAGCCCAACGGCCAGCGGGTCGGGGCGGCAAACTGGCCGGCGAGGTGCTGAGGCGCCCAGTGGTGCCACTCCACGCCGCGGTTGATGCAGCCTTGTACTTCGCAACGTTGGTCTGGCTGGACGTTGTCGGACCAGGCGCGCATCAATGCGATCTCTGCCTCCGTGAACCTCGACCGCGGCAGGGACTGCATCGAGGTCCGGCGGCTACAGGCCTGGCAGACCTCGACGATGTGTGTGGCGTCGTTCGCCGCCTTGAGTAACATCGGCTCGATTCGTCGAGCCGGGCCACATTGGCACCCGTTCATGCAGGCACCGGGGTACCCCAGTCCGGGGCAGGTTGCGTGATGTTTTCGGTCATTCGGAGTGTTGTGGTGTCGAGGTTGACCTTCCACTCGGCGGCGGGACCGTGGCGGTTTTTGTCGAGCCGGGCCGTAACGGTGAGGTTGCCCGGGGCGGTGCGCTCGGGCTTGCCAAGGATCAGGACTTGGTCGGCGTCGTTTTCAAGGGAGGACCCCCCTAAGAGCCCTTCTTTCCGGATTTCGCCGCCGGTTGTGGTGGCCCGGTTGAGCTGAGAGAGCCCTACCGTGGTCATTTTGAGGCGGCGGGCGGCGGATCGGACGGCATGGCTTACCTCCGTGATCTGCTGGAGCATCGTCTCGGCAGAGCGGACCCAGGCGAGTTGGAGGTAGTCCACCACGGCGAGACGGGCGCCGGATTCGGCAGCCGCCTCAAGCAGGCGAATCACGTCGGCCATTGTACCCACAGGCTCGGCGTTGATGGAGCAGGCGGCTGGGGCGGTTATGAGCGTGGTGGCCGCATCGTCCCACGCTGAAACCGAGAAGCCGGAACCGTGCTCCAAGGTGCGGACGTTCGTGTCAGAGTACAACGAGAGCAGGCGGGTAAGGGTTTCAGCCGCGGTCATTTCCAGCGTGATAATGGCGGACGGAACGCCACCCCGGATGGCCGCGGCGATCAAGTTGAGCGCGCATATGCTTTTCCCCGAACCCGTGCCAGCCCCGACGATGACGTGCCACCCCCGGGCAAGCCCTTCCCCACCTCCAGCGCCGCAGCATATCCGGTTCCACGACGGCCACGGCGTCGGGGCGGCCTGTACGGGCTCCAGTTTCGCGCGCCCGATTCTGGCCAGGTAATCCACGGTCACCGCAACGAGCGGGACAGGGGGTTCTTTGGCTGGGGGGCTTTCTACCGGGGCCGAAGGGGTGTAGCGGCTAACGCTGGCCGCCACCGCGCGAACTTCGTCGTCGGGGAGGGGGGGGGAGCAGCGTGCGCCGTTCTCCGCGAGAAGTGCGGCCTCGATAGCGGCTGGGGTCATTCCCCGGCTGCGCATCGTGCCAGCGAGACGCGCCAAAACGTCATTGCGCTGGCCCGCGGGGATTCCTGCCTCCGGGGTGGCGCCGTTGTGGGGCACCCGACCGTTGGGGGGTGCGGGCGACACCTTAAGCCGGTCGAGCAACCACTGCGGGGGTGGGGCGACTTCGACTTCTTCCGGCCCCCGAGCATTTACCCACCGGTACGAACCGCCGTCGGGGTGCGTTGACGGCGGGAGAACGATGTATCCCCCGGTCCCCCGAACATCAATCCCCGGGCCGATCTTCGATGCTGAATTGCGTACATCGGAGCCATCCGCGGGCATCGAAAAAAGCAGGTGGTAACCGCGCTTCGTTTTCGCCGTCACGGTCGGCGGGACACCGTCGGTCCCCGCGAGCCCTTTGATCGTCGTCACGGCATCCTCGGAATCCAGGTCAAGCACGAACGCCCCCGACGGTGTCCCGGTTGCCAGCGCAAGACCGGTCGCCCTGCCGGGATTTTCGAACCAGCTTCGCAAGGTCGCCGCGTCAGTGGCCGCGTCGAGCACGCCGTGGGGGGTCGTCGGGAGTTTGCCGGCGACGGGGAATATCTGCCAGCCGCGGGCAGCGTAGGTTTGCGCAACCGCGAGCAGGTCTACCACCGGCCCGTCTCCGCGAACCGCTGGACTTCCTCAGGGTTGAGGTGAAGGGGGACGGGAGGCCCCACGCCTGGGGATTTGCGAACGAAGCCGCGCAAGGCCCGGGCGGTGGGTTCAGCTCCGGCCACGAGCATATCGCGGAGAGCGGTGGCCATAACATCGGGGGGGGTCGGCGGGCCGTGCATCCCGTCAAGCATCGCCATTATCTCGGCAGCCCACGCGGTAGGGTTCCGAGACGCGGTGGTCAGTTGGTGTAAAGCTTCGCGACAGTTGGTGGGGAGCCGCTCGGCGACGCTGCGTACTGCATCTGCAACTGCAACCGTAACCGTAACTGCAACCGTTGGGTTACTACCGGGCTGATCCGGGGCCAATACCCGGCTGCCCCCGGGCTGATCCAGGGCCAATACCGGGCTGGCCCCGGGTTCGCCCGGGGCTGGCACGTCGGAGGGGCGTTCGGCGTGGTGGAATGTTTGCCACCGGGCGAACTTTGGAATGATCCCGAGCCGTTCCCCGTTGGCCGTGTAACTCTCGACAAATCCGCCACTTGCGAGGGCATCGAGCACTGCGCCGAAGTCCACGGGATCGTACGGGAGAATTGCCAGTTTCAGCTCGCGCGGTCGCCATTTGAAGATGCCGCGCCGGTCGGCTTGGGTCCAGAGGCCGGAGAACGCCAGGCGAAGCGGCAGCCCGGTGCTAGCCTCAGTCTCGTACAGGGCTGAGTGCGTATAGAACTCAGGCGAGACCAGTCTTTTTCGGGGCATCGGGTAACGGGGGATGCAAAGTGGCCCGCCCCAATCCGGGCAGTGTCCCCGCCGTCGCGCCGGGAACGGCGGAGACGGGGCACCGGACTGAGACGGGCCACGATTGGTACTGGTAGCTCGCCGCACTGACGGCGCACGCCACCCATAATATACCCCGTGCGCCGACGCGCAAGAGCCGATTTCGGCCCCGCAGGTTGCACGGGGCACCTCCGTAGCGCTACATTACGGGATGCCGAAGCCGAAGAAGCCCGCCCGGAACCGCCACGCCGTGGCGCTGGGCCGCGCTGGAGCCCGGAAGCGATGGGCCGTGACTACCGACCCCGAGGCCCGCCGAGCTGCCACCAGGGCCGCCACCGAGGCCAGCCGCGCCGCCCGGAACCAGCGCCGCCTCGAAAGACAAGCCCCGCGGCCGGACCCCTCTGAAATTGGCACTTGCGGAACGTAGCGCTATGTGCTAAGTTCCATTCAAGTGATGCGAGGGCAGGCGCCAGACCTGCCCACCGACCACCCGGCGGGACCGGGGGAAAGAAGGGGGAGACGCGAATGACCACCAAGAACCGCGGGCCGTATTGGGCTGGCTTCCCGTTGCATCACTTGCGTTTGATGGCGTTCGGGCGCACCGACGCCCGCGCCGGAGCACGAGCCGAGTACATCCGCCGAACCGGCAACGAACCGCAACCGTTCGCGTCGGCGCGGGTGCGGCAACTGAATGCCAACTTGCCGGACGAGATTCGCGCGGTACTTGGGCTCGCCACCGAGGGCGGACGATGACGCGCCGCGAACGGCTCGAAGCCAAGATGGCCAAGCGCGAAGAATGGGCCGAGGGACGCGAGGCGAAAGCCACGGACCTCCGCAATGCCACGCCCGGCAGCGTGCGCCACGACTGGGCATTCATCACCCAGCCCGGCCACATTCCCGAGCGCGCCCGGATGATTCGCCGCGACGACAAGGCGCGCGAACACGACGCAATAGCGCGCCACCACGCAACCAAAGCGGACGGGCTCGCGCAGCAGCTTGACCGCACGATATTCAGCGACGACCCCGACGCCGTAGAGGCGTTGGAAGCGAAGCTGGCCAAACTCCGGGCCGATCAGGGGCGCGACAAGGCGCAGAACGCCTACTACCGGAAGCACAAGACGATGAAGGGGTGCCCCGGCCTGAGCGACGAAGCCGCGGCCCGGGTTGATGCCGATATCCCGACGCGGTACAGTTGGGAGCAGAAGCCCGTCCGCCCGTACGAGATCACGAACCGCGGCGCCGAAATCCGCCGCGCCGAGAAGCGCATCGAGGAAGTGAAGCTGCGCCAGCAGCGCACGAGCGCCGCGGAGTCAAGCGATACCGGCTTCACCATCGAAGGGGCAGGCGATTACGTGCGCGTGACGTTCGCCGAGAAGCCCGCCCGCGACACGCTGAACGCCCTGCGCGAGGCGGGGTTCAGGTGGGGCGCCGGTAGCTGGACAGGCCGCCGTGACGCTTTGCCGGTTGAACTGGCCACCCCCGAGGTGTCCCGATGACGACCGCGTTCGACTTCAACGCCTACCACAAGGCCCATTGGCCGGACGACGGACGCAGCCAGGCGCCGGCGCACGTCCGGGCCTTGCGCGACGAGCACTGGAGTGTGCCGCGCATCGAGTGTGCGGATGGCCTCACGTTGTCGGTGCAAGCGTCGGCGTTCCACTATTGCACGCCGCGCGAGACGGGGGCGCACCCCTACCAAAGCGTCGAGGTCGGATTCCCCAGCGAGCGCATCGAGGCATTGATGCCGTACGCCGAGGACGCCGAGGCCCCAACGGAGACCGTGTACGGCTACGTCCCCGTCGAGGTGGTCAACCAGATAGTCACCGAACACGGTGGCGCCCGCGCCGCACTGGCGAAGGTGAACGAATGAGCCGCCGCTGCCCGTTGTGCGACACCGTTCTGAGGCTCGACCCGCCCAGTCCTGCCCATCGCACGCGCGATCCGTTCGGCGAGTACCCGCACATCTGTACGGATTGTGCGCTCAGGCGAGAGGGGATTCTCAACCGCCAAGAAGCGAAGGATCGCGCGAAGGCGGAGCGCGCACGGAGCGACGAACTCGTCGAAGCGTTGCGGGCGTGTGTTGGCGCGCTGGAGCACGAGGCAACGGCGGGGGGGAAACGGGACGCATTCACGGACGAAATCACCACCGCCCGCGCCGTGCTGGCGAAGGTGGAGGGGGACGGCAAATGACCCCCCGCCGCTTTGACGCCGAGGCCACCGCGCGGGCACGCCGCATCCTGGCCGACCCGTCCGCGCACGTTTTCAAAGAGCCGTCCGGTTCGTTCACGTTGGAGCGCACCGGGCACGAGCCGCTGACTATCGGCATCCATTTTCGAGACGCCAACCGCGCCTTACACCTGCTCGCCACCCCTGCCACGGACAGCCGATGATTACCGCCCTGCTCAGCTTCGCCGCCGGCGCCATCGTGGGCGTCATGGTGGCCACCCTCCTCTGGGCTTCCGTCGAGGACATTGAAGTCCGCGCCGCCAGAGCCCACCACACCGGAGCCGACAAGTGACCCCAATGACCCTACCCGCAATCCCCGACGTACCACTCCAGCACGGCGCCCACGACTCGCGTGATGAGGGGGTGTGCGTAATGGAGATGGTCGCGTGGATGGCGGGTGAGCCGCACTCAGACCACCCCGAATGTACGTCGCCGGTCGTCGCGGCGTTCCTGCGCTCGTGGAACGATGGCCTGCCCGACGACGCCATGCGCGACCGACTCCTGCGGCCACTCTTGCCCGTAGTGCTGGATACTCGCACGACCGCCGCGGATGAAACCACGCGCGCGTGGATGGCGACGGATTGGCTCGTGCGCGTACACGCTCCTGCGTGGATGGACCTCGTGCCGTCGCTGCGCGAGCGCGCGGCGGAACTGCGCGCACTCCCTGCGCTCACGTCGGCAGAGATCGCTGTAGCTGTACAGGCTACAATGGAGCACGCGCGAGTCGATGCGAACGCCGCGAGGGACGCCGCGAGGGACGCCGCGAGGGACGCCGCGAGGGACGCCGCGTGGGACGCCGCGTGGGACGCCGCGAGGGACGCCGCGTGGGACGCCGCGAGGGACGCCGCGAGGGACGCCGCGAGGGACGCCGCGGGGGACGCCGCGGGGGACGCCGCGTGGGACGCCGCGTGGGCCGCCGCGAGGGACGCCGCGTGGGCCGCCGCGGGGGACGCCGCGGGGGACGCCGCGGGGGACGCCGCGGGGGACGCCGCGAGGGACGCGCTGGCGCCTACCGCCGAGACGCTACAGGCGAGCGCGCAGGATTTAGTGCGCCGTATGTGTGCGGTCGGGCGCACAGGAGACGACAAGTGAGCGCCCATACCGAAAAGCACGCCGCAATCTGTGACGCCATTCGCGCGTACGCCGTGCGCGCCAAGGGCGACCGATTCGACAACGCGCCGCGCTTGCTCGACGACTACCTGACCGGCGAGCAGGTCAACGACTGCGCCACCGTAATCGAGGGCGCGCCGACGATCCGAGCGGGCGTGCAGAGCATCGTTGTGGCCGGAGTCTACCCGCTCGACGTGGACCAGGTGGACGAACTGACCGACGACATCGAGGCCGCGATCGCCAAGGTGCCAGCGTGACCCCCGGACGCCTTACCCCGTGGGATCGGCGCCAGATCGCGGGCCTCAAGCGCCGCTTCTCCCCCGAGGACCGCAAGGGCGCACTGGCGCGCACGCTGGCGAGTCTCGGCGAGCTGCCGAAGCGCTGGCGACTTCAGCCGTCCACCGTCGCCGTTGACGGGCTGGACGGGCGCGACGTGCGGCTACAGTCCAACGTCGCCGCTTGGGAGCAACTGAAAGCGGAGCGCGCCGAGGCGGCACACGGGAGCGCCGCCGGCGCGGTGCTTCCGATCCGGGCGAAGGGGCGGGCCGCGAAATGAAGGGCGCCCCACTCGTCACGGTGCGGGCCGTGCTCCCGTCGAGCACCGGCGAGGGCTTCCGGGTCGTGCTGTTCTCGTGCGGGCACAGCCTCGTGCTGGAGAAAATGGTGGCACCGCGCTGGCCGGTGGGTGCGCGACGTGCGTGCAACGGCTGCGCCTCGAAGGTGGCGCCGGCGAAGCGGAAAGCCAAGGAGCGAGGGGCGTGAGGGCGTCGGCGAAGCGGAGCGCCGCAGGCATTCGCGGACAACGAAAGCGCAAGGGTCTACCATCGTTCAGTCAGCACCCCGAACTGCGCGCGTCCCTCGTTGAGCTTGTCGAACGGCAGCAGTACTCGCTCACCGACGTGGCGATGTTCTTCGGCGTCTCCAAGGAGCGCGTCCGACAGTGGTGTGCTCGCGAAGGTGTGCGGGCCGTTCGGCAAGGTAGGTCGGGATTACGGGGGGCCATCCGGGTATGGGACGACGCCCTGAATCAGTTCCGCCCGCACTCGCGCGGCGCCTACAACGGGGCTCTACGCGCAAAGGACGTTGCGAAGCGGCAGGCCATTCGCCGATTCGTCCGCGCGGGCTACCGCGCGCATATGGTTACGGCGATCGCGGCGTGCGCCGCCCGACTGGGGCGTATCCCTACCCGCGTGGAACAATGGGAGGCAGTCTCAGGACACCGGGTACCGAAGCACAGAGCGACGCCTGCGCTGGTGGGGAGCTGGCGACGAGGTAGCAAGCAGACCGTCGCTGAGGCCCTACGCGAAATGCGCACCGCAGGCATCCCCACCCGACCACGGGGCTGGGCTGGTCACGCCCCCAAATTGCCCCTTGCGCGTGTCCGCACTATCCGCTAACATACGCCTATGACCAGTCGCACGTATACCGCCGCCGATGTACGCCAGTACTTGACCGACCGGATACAGGCGCTCGGCATCTCAATGCGCCAGTGGGCGCGCACGAACGGCCTGAGCGCCGCCTACGTCTCCGACGTAATGCGGGGCAACCGTGTCGCGGGGCCGACGATTTGCGCCGTGCTCGGCTTCGAGCGCACCCGCGTGCCGGAACAGTACGTGTACCACAAGCGAAAGCGGCCAGCGAGGAATGCCCGCTGACCGCTCCCGTGTCGTCTCCACCCTTCCCGAGCACCCCATCACAAAGCACTCAACCCCGAAGATGACGAAACCTGCCGACGATTGCAAGCCCGCCACGCCCGCCGAAGCGCTGCGCGCGTTCGAGCAATACTGCCGCCACGACCCGACCGCGCCCCACCCGCTCCACAATCCGATGCTCAGGTACCGGAAGCCGCGGGCCTACGTCGGCTCGTGGGACCGGCCCCGAAAGGAATGGCGCGTCGCCACAATCGAGGAACCAGCGCCGTGGCGTGCTGCCGTCGCCCTCGTGCTCGCGCAGTACGGTCGCACCGAGGACGTGGACGCCGTAGCAGCCGCCATCGAAGCGCATGACCCGATAGTCGGCCCTGTCGCGCGCGAGCAGTGGCCTGCCGGCGCCGCCGAGCGCCCCCACCGCTGGGAGCTCGCCGTCGTCGCCGCCGCGAACCGCGTCCGTGGAGGTGTCCAGTGAGCGTCGCCCTGTACGACCGCACTGCGGCCCTGCTCCAGATCGACGCGTGGATCGAGGAAAGCGCCGCCGAGATCGCCGCCAATGAGGGCGCGCTCCCCGACGAACTCGCCGCCCTGCTCGACGAAGCCGAAGGCGCATGGGAGGAGAAGGTCGAGCGGGTAGCCCTCTACGTGAATTCACTTGGCGCCACCGCCGACGCGATCAAGACGGAGGAAAACCGGCTACGGGAACGGCGGAAGGCGCACGAGAACGCGGCCAAGCGCCTGAAAGCCTACTTGCAGGGCCAGCTTGAGCTCGTCGGCAGAGAGAAAGTCTCGCGCCCGCTTGCGACCGTCGCCCTACAAGCTTCCCCGCCCGCCGTACAGCACGCCTACGCCACAAGCGATGATGCCGCGACGCTACTCGGTACCGAGTGGCGGGATTTCGTCCGCACGTCCCACGCATTCGACGCCGCGCTGGCGAAGGAACGCCACAAGGTCGGCCAGCCACTCCCACCAGGCGTCGCCGTCACGCACCGCAAGCACCTCCGCATTCGATAGCCACTCCCCCACCCGAGACCATTCCAATGACCGAACCTACCACCGCACTAGTCGAGACCGGAAAGCGCCCGGTCATGCTGACGCCCGTTGCCGCGCCCGCGGCGATGATCGCGGCGCAGTCGCAGGCCCGCGCCTTCATCGCGGAGGTACTGACCTCTGGTGTGGACTACGGGAAAATCCCCGGCACCGACAAGGCCACCCTGCTCAAGCCCGGAGCCGAAAAGGTCACGACCGGATTCGGCTGCAAGGCCATTCCGTCGCTCGCGACCGAGGAAGTCGACCATGACCGCATCGTCGAGTGGACGAAGCGGAAGAAGGTCTGGGCGAACGAGTACAAGGGCGACCGCTCATTCACTTGGGCAGAGGAAGGCGGCACGTCGCGCGGGCTGTACCGCTTCGTGGTGCGCGTCGAGATCGTGGACGAGCACGGCGAGGTACGGGGCGCGGGGCTCGGCTCCTGCTCGACGATGGAGGGCAAGTACGTGGACCGGCCACGCGAGAGCGAGAACACGGTGCTGAAAATGGCCGTCAAGCGTGCGCACGTCGCCGCCGTACTCTCTACGTTTGGCCTGAGCGAGCAATTCACGCAGGACATGGAGGACGTAGATCGTGGCGAGTCCCCGCCGCCGCCGCCGCCGATCGAGGAACCCGCGCCGCCGCCAACCGCTGACACGCCGATCAACTTCGGCTCGTGGGCAGGGACGGACAAGCGCGTTGCCGACCTGAGCGACCAGGAAGTGACGTGGGCACTCGCGAGGCCGAAGAGCGGCAAGGCTCGGCTGCCGGAGGACTGGCGCCCCGTATTCGAGGCCGACCGCAACCGCCGCATCGCCGCAGACACCGCCACGCCGGAGCCGGAGAAAGAGACGGTTCCTGGCGAACCGGGCGCGGACGACGACATCGATTCCGGTAAATTGCCGTTCTGATCCTTCACCCGAGCCAACAATGACCCCCGACGAAGCAACCGCCGAGCGCGCCGCCATTACGAAGGCTTACCGCGCCATCAACCGCACGCTCGAAGCGCTCTCGCCGGATCAGCGGGAGCGAACGCTGTCCATGATTGACGCGCTGCTCGGTCGCCACGAGTGGGGCCGAATGAAGGAGCCCCGCGAGTGAAGCGCACCGCGTTGAAGCGCCGCACGGCGCCGTGGCGAATGTGCCGAACGTGCCATAGCGCCGGTACTACCAAGCTCCGCGCTTGGGGAGACCGATGCACGCACGCGCTACTGCCGCGCGGCGAATGCGGCCAGTGTCACGCGATTCGCCCGCTCGTTGAGTGCCACGCCTACGACTTCCGCGAAGGTCTCGCGCGCCGCACGCCGGTACGAAAGCGCAACCCACAGCGCCGCCGCGCGAACTTCGCCCGCGCGTACGGCGGGGCGGAGCGCGTGACCTTCGTCGCGTCGCTCGGCTGCGCGGTGGGGGCGACGTTCGAGTGGGCGACGTGCTCCGGCAACGTTCAGAACGCGCACACACGCAACGGCGGAATGGGGCGGAAGGCGAACGCCAAGTATACCGCCCCGTTATGCGCGGGTCACCACCACCTGCTACACGATTGGGGCCGCGACACGTTCGAGCGCATCTACGGCATCAACCTCGACGACGCCGCTGAGGCGGTCGAGATGGCTTGGCGGGCGTATAAGGAGGGACAGGCGTGACCCCGTTCGACATCAACACCGCCACCCCCGCCGAAGTGCTGCTCGAGGCGCGCCGCCGCTCCGAGCGCGCCGCCCGCGGCTTGCCGCTGAATGAGACAGCCAACCGAAACGGCGCCCCGCCTGGCGTCGCGCATTTTGTCCCTGCGGAGGTCGTGCGCGTCGTGCTGCCGTGGTCGTTCCTGTGCTCAGATAACGACAAGGACCGCGCTGGCATCCGCGGCCGCCGTGCGGTGAAGCTGCTGACAGACGCCTACAAGGACGCGAAAAAGAAGGCGCACGAGGAGGCCGTCAAGCAGATGCCGCACGCCGCGCTGGCCGGCCCCGTGTCGCTGGTGGCGACGCTGTACCCGCCGAACCGGAGCCGCACCCGCGACGCGACGAACTACTGCAAGATGGTGCACGACGCCTTGGAGGGCGCGTGCTACCGCAACGACGGCCAGATAGTGCGCGCGACGTGGCAATTCGGCGCGCCGGACGTGGACCGCCCGCGCGTGGAGATCGTTATCACCCCCGAGGCCCTGCCATGACCGACCCCCTGACGAAATCACAAGTGCGCGCAGTGCGAGAGGCTTGGGCGCGATTCGGGCTCTCTGCTCATCGAAGCTACAGCGGGTGGCTTAACGAGCATTGCCCCGCAGACGGCGGCACGGACGACGACCGCGCCATTATCGAGCGCGAGCGGGAGGCGTTCGTCTCCGGATGGGTAAATCGTGGACTCGGAGACCGGACGCGGGACATGGGGCCCGCGCTCGACAGGGCATACCCCCTCCCAGCCCCCGCTGAACACTGGGAAGAGGTCGTTATACAGGCGCGCACGTATCGCACTAATGGCACGAGCTGGGAGGGCAAGTACATCAGCGATCAGCATTGGGAGACTTGCAACGGCGTCTGGACGCTTGACCTCTCCCACTTCCGCAAGCTCGCAGATGCATGGGACAAGGCGCGCGAGCGCAACGGGGTGACGGAATGACCGACGACCGATACACGCTGACGCTGCCGAGTAACGAGCGCCCGAACAACTTGCGGGTCGCGTTCGACGGTAAGCTGTGGCGCGGGCTCAACGACGATGGCGATACCACGGGCGTGTACTATCTCCCTACCGTGGACCCCGACCTCCTCGAACGCGCCGCCGCCATCATCCGGCAGTACCGCGCGGACCACGCCCCGAAACCGCGAGTGGTGCGGTACGAGTGGCCGGGTGGGAGTGTGCGTTATTACACCCGCCACCGTTCGTCTGGCGCGGTCGTTAGTTCAGATCGCGACGAGGTCCTCATCCTCGCCGCTGCGAGGGAACTCTCCGACTACCCCGACACGCTACTCGACGCGCTGAACGACCTACGCGCGCGACCAACCGAGGACGGGCGATGACCGCCACGCCATCACGCGCTGAAACCGCTATTGCCATACTTGGGTTCCTTTTCATCGGGGCGCTGCTTGGCATAAGCCTCATAACGTGGGGCGGGCCGCGCTACGCTCGTGGCTACTGCACCGCCCTCTCCGCTGTCGTGGTGGCTGATACGCTGTGCGTGCGCGGTGACTCCATCGTCGCGAGGGTGCAGCGATGAGAACGGGGCCGCTATTCTCGTCCGCGACCGGCAAGTGGGCCACGCCAGCGGCGGTTTATGAAGCACTGGACGCCGAGTTTGCGTTCACCCTTGACCCATGCCCGATGGATGATGCCGAGCGGATTATGGAGACGGACGGGCTCGCGCGCTCGTGGCGTGGCGAGCGGGTATTCTGCAATCCGCCGTACGGGAAGGGTATCGGGGGGTGGCTCGCTAAGGCCCGCGAGGCCGACGCTGCCGTGTTTCTCCTCCCGTCTCGCACCGATACCGCATGGTGGCACGACTACGCGGTCAACGCCGACGAGATCCGCTTCATTCGCGGGCGGCTGAAGTTTGGCGGGGCAGCCAACGGCGCCCCATTTCCTTCCGTCGTCCTGGTGTTCCGCGCGGAAAGGCAGGTGCAGCGATGAACCGCCCCGACGATCGCGCCAGCGTGGCGCTGGACGAGCTTGACTTCTTCTTTCGGAGCATTGACCGGCAGACGATGCGCGAGCACGTCAAGCTACTCCGCGCCGAGATCGCGCGGCTGCGGGAGGTGGAGAAGCGCGCGGCGTACATGCAGCGACCTGCCTACGTGTCCGCGCGGTGGGCGCTGTCAGTGCTGCTCGCGAGCCTGCCCCTGTCAGACATCCGGCGCGTGATAGAGAAGCTGGACGCCGAGGAATGCGACAGGCTGCTCGGTGTAATCGCTGATTTCCAGGTTCAGATGGTACAGGACGCCGCCCGCGCGGCCACGCCGGAGGGAGGGAGCAATGGGTGAGACGAAAGCGGGGCGCGAAATGACGTTGCGCGAGTGGGTGTACAGACTGACGCCGACTCACCGCGCACGCCGCGAATACGAAGCACTCAACGCCCCCGCGTCCCCGGCCCCAATCAGCGGTCCACTTCCCGCCGTCCCGCTCGAACCGATGCGCGTCGAAGTGCCCGCGTCCCCGGCCCCAGAGATACCGAGCCACATCGCCAGCGCCAGCACGGGCCGGCTCGTCGAGCAAATGCACCAGATCGCAGATGGCAGCGGCGAATTGGACCTCGACGATCGTGTCGTACTCCGCGCCGCCGCCGACCGGCTCCACGCGCTCTACTACGGCGAGGAAGCGTGGGAGGTCGTGACGCACGAGGCGCCTGACGTCCTCGCCGCCCCCGCTGCCGGGACGCGAGCGCAAGGGCGACTGGCGTGGGATCAAATCGCCGCTGCTCTCGAAGATGTTCTCCAAAATGGCGAGCCAACGGAGCGCGAAGAACGCGCGGCAGATTCTGCTGGCGAGAAGGGGGACTTGTACTTCCTAGAGCCTGCGACGTTGCGGAGCGCGGTGGAAGTCGTGGTCGAACGCCTCGTAGAATCCGCTGCCATCCGTGCGGCAGCGAAGGAGACGGGCAATGTGTAAGCAGTGCGGCGTGCCAGAGCATGACCAGACCGAGCACCCCGACTACAGCCACTTCAGCTTGGAAATGCTGGTTCGCGCCATTGAGGGTCAGTGGGTTGGGCTGAGCAGCACCGGCACGCATAAGCAGCGGTTCGCGTTGGCGGAGCTTGCCCGCCGTGCTGGACTCATTGCCGCCACCCGCTCCCCGGAGCGCCCGAATGAGTGAGATGACGTATCTGCCGGGGAGCCCGAAGCAACCGACCGACGAAGAGTTTCGGCGCGCTGCGTGTGATGCGATGCGACGGCCCCGGCAGACGCGCTACGTCACCTGCTGTAGGCACGGCCAGCGGGCGCTGATCGCGAACGTGTACGCGATGAATAATTGGGAAATGGACGATGACGGAAGTGACCTCGGCTGCGATCCGGGGCACCCGTACTGTTTCGCATGGTGTGACCGAAATGGACCGGTGGACCCGCGCGCCACCCGCTCCCCGGAGCGGAAGGGGGAAGGATGAGCGAGACCGGCTTCGTGGACTACGGGGGGCGCAAGCTGACATGGGCAGAAGTGAACGCCAAACTCGCCAGGCAGATGAGGGAAGTGGAAGCGGAGCGCGCTCGTATCCGAGAGGAGGATGCCCGTCGCGATGAGTGCTCGTGCAAGGACGACCTCCACGCCGCCCTCGACGCGATAGAAGCGCCGGTTACGGTCGTCGAAGTAGAACGGGTGTGGTCAGACAGACAGCCGTTCACCGTCGCCGACGTAATCAACGCCCTCCTCTGCGCTCGCGTCCGCGCCGCGCGGGAAACGCTGGGGATCACAGACAAGGAGGCGACCGATGCCTGAGCTGGTGCGCGGGTGGGCCGTGTATCGGCCAGACGGCAGTTTGAAGGCCCTCGGGATTGATCGTGATGCCGTACTCGCGGGCAGTGTCGGCGCTGACATCGGCGCGTGGGAGAAGTACGAAGCGCTCGGTTGGACTGTTCGCCCCGTCCTCGTGATCCCCCTCGCCCCGGACGGTACCGTGCCGGAGGAGATCGTGGAGCGGGTGGCGAAGGCATACTGGGGCACGCGCGTCGCGACGAGAGGCCGGATGTGGAGCGCGGCCACGCCGTCCGCCAAACACGCCGCGCTGGATCAAGCCCGCGCCGCTCTCGTTGCGCTATCGGCTCCGGGGGACGGCTGATGACCAACGCGATCCTGTTGATCTGCCGGACGTGTGGCGGAATGGTGGGCGTCACGGCGGACGTGGACAGCACTAAGCACCGCCGCGACGTGGCGCGGTTCGTCGGTGATGGCATCCGGCAGGGCTACCGTGTGGAGCACACTACCGCCGCCGATGTGCGCGAGGGCAAGCATCCCTGGTGCGAGTGCATCCGGGCGAAACGCCGCGCGAAGAAGTCACAGCTCGAGCTCACCGCCACGCCACCCACGGGAGCGCCCGAACGATGAGCGGGAACATCTGCTTTATCTGCAACAGCTACCACGACACAACCGCGTGTCCGCAGGCGAGCTACTCGGTACCGCAACGCGAGTGGCAACGCTGCCCGGTGTGCGACGGGCGCGGCACCGATCCGTTTGCGGGTCTGAGCAACACCAGCGACCCGACCTGCCCCCATTGCAGCGGCGCTCGCGTCGTGGAGCGGCCCCGGTGAGTGAACCGACGTGGACCGCCACCGAGTTGGCGGACTGGCTGGAAAATACAATCGCGCCACAGATTCTAATCTCGGCCGCGTTCGCGCCGGGAAGCTGGCCGGACGTGAAAGCCCAGCACGAACGGGAGGCCGGGAAAGCTCGCGCCGCCGCCGCGCTCCTGCGGAAACTGGAGCCCGCCACGACACGGAGCGAGGGGGAATAATGGGAATGTTCGACTACGTCGTCGTCGAGTGCGAACTGCCCGACGAGAGCGCGAAGGGTGTCAGGGAGTGGCAAACGAAGGAGTTCGACGCTCCGATGATGGAGAATTATCGCATTACTGCCGAGGGGCGGCTAATGGAGGAGTTGTACCACCGCGAGGACCTGAGCGACCCGAACGCGGCGCCGGGTTCCATTGAAAGCATCATCGGCTGCGCGACGCTGGTGCACGACGGATGGCGAGATCTGAACTTCCACGGCGTGCTGCGCTTCTGCGGCTACGTCGGCAGTAACTACTCCCCCGAGAATCGGCACGAGTACAACGCGACGTTCACGCACGGCCAACTTGAGACGATCGAGCGCGTTCAACCGCCCGCCACGACACGGAGCGAGGGGTGAGCGCGCAGACCCCCCGACCACATCGCTACTGGCACGGATACCCGTCCGTTGCGGAGTATATGCGCGCCATCGGTTGGACCGGCGCCCGCGAAGCAGAACCCGGCCAAACCTGCGGGGAACGGCTTGGCGCTGCGGCGACTGAGTGCGGCTTTGTCGCGCGGTCAATTATCGCCGGGAAGCCATACTGCGCTATCCACGACGGCAGACGATGAGCGCGCAGACCTCAATGGACTTCGATGCCAAGGCCGACCGGGGCCACGCCGACGCACTCACGCATCTGGGGGCTGAAACGTGCGCCACTGTCACCAGGATAGCCGAAGTCGTCGCCGCGTCCCGCGATACGTGGACGTGGCACGACATCAAGGAACGACTACCGGACGGGGTGAGGCAGAAGCTCGCAATGCCAGAGCTGTACAACGCCGCCGGCGGTCTAGGGCGCACGCTGGCGAAGCGGTACCACTGGCGGATCGTCGGCTACGCGAAGTCCCCCGACCCAGACGCGCGCGGTAGACGGATCGCGCTGTACGCCAACCCGTGACCACCACTCCCTACTACCACGACGAAGCCGCCGGTATCACCATCTACCACGGGGATGCTTTCGAGGTGTTGCCGACGTTGCCGCCGTTCGACTCCCTTGTAAGCGATCCACCCTATTCGTCCGGCGGCGCCATGCGCTCCGACCGGATGTCTAGCACCGTGACCAAGTACGTGCAGGGCGGCACGAGGGCGTTCCGTCCCGAGTTCAGCGGAGACAATCGCGATCAGCGGGCCTACCTCGTGTGGTGTACCCTGTGGCTGTCGGTTGCGCTTCGAGTCGCAAGGCCGGGCGCGATGCTCTGTCTATTCACCGACTGGCGGCAACTTCCCACCACCACCGACGCAATCCAGTGTGGCGGGTGGGTGTGGCGGGGGATCGCCGTCTGGGACAAAACCCTGAAGGCGCGCCCGGCCCAAGGCACGTTCACCTCGCAGGCCGAATATGTCCCCTGGGGAACGTCGGGCGCATTCCTGCCACGGCCGCAGGGCCGACAAATCCCCGGCGTTTTCCCCAAGCCAGCGCCCAACAACTCCGAACGCCAGCATATCGCGCAGAAACCTACCGACGTAATGCGGTGGGTACTTAGTGCAACAGCTACGGGCGGCCTTGTCGTCGATCCTTTTATTGGAAGCGGGACGACGCTTGTCGCGGCGAAGGAAACTGGCCGCACGGCAATCGGCATTGAGTCGGACGAGGCCAGTTGCGAAATCGCCGCCGAACGCCTGTCGCAGACCGTCCTCCCGCTGGGGGGTGTGTGACCACCCCACCGTACAAACTCAGCCCAGCGGACGGCCCGCCGAAGCGCGAGACGTGTCGCTGCGGGCGGGAGTTCTCCGCTTACCCTGCCACCCTCACCACGCACGGCAATGACTCCAGAATCGTCTACCTCCCCCGCCACTGTGCCGCCTGTACCCGCGCCGGAATCAGGGCCGATTCTTACCGCGCCCAGTGAGATACCCGACGCGCTGGCCAGCCCTGAGGCCTGGAACCGCCGCGTAGGATTCCCCGTGTTCACCCCCACCCAAGGAGTCACAGAATGACGACGAAAGCGAAGAAGGCCACGACGAAGCGCACGGCGAAGAAGCGCCGCCACGAGTACACGAGTGCCGAGGTCGCCTCGATTGCGGGAGCGGTCAAGCGCGTATTCGGGAGGTACGGCGGCAAGCGGTTCGCGCTGTACGATATGACTAATGGCCGAATCACTCTCCACATCGACGACTTGCCCACCCTCTCCGTGTCGCACGTTCTCTCGCTCGCCGGCTCCGCGCTGACGCAGAAGCGGAACAAGGCGCGGTGATTTCCCTCGGCGGACTCTTGGCGGACCCGAACGAAGTCGCTGCCGAACTCGCCCGCGCCGTCCATCGTGCGACAGGCGAGACGTGGGACACCGACGCCCTGAAAGCCGAGGTGGGCCGAATGGTGCGCGCGGTCAAGCCGGACTTCACAACCCACCGCGAGACGCCGTTCAGCGAGCCCGAGGCGGTCTGGCTCGGGCGGCTTCACGAGTCGGTCCTGCGCGGGCTGGCGGCTATCGAGGCCGGTAAGCCATGGCCAGCGCGCCCGCGCCCGACCTCGTTGAGTAGGTCGAAGCTCTTCCCGCCGATAGAGGCACTGGCGGCGGAACTCTGGCTAGAGCGGATACCGTCCGCCGCGATAGCCGCCGAATCGTGGGGCGTAGCCGCTCAGCGATCTGGCGGCGGGCGCCCCCCGAAACGGCCCGCGCTGAAACGGAGCATTGACGTGGCGAAACTCCAGTCCCGCGAGCGCGTCCGGGCCGCAGGCTACACGATCCGCGCCCACGCACTACGGGGCGGGAAACCGGGGCGGCGATGATGGCCGCCTACTACAACGAACTCGACGCACAGAAAGCCGAGTGGCTGCGCGAGCTGATGCGCCGCGACCTGATTGCCCCCGGAGACGTAGATGAGCGAAGCATCGAACAAGTCCAGCCCACCGACCTTACCGGCTACCGCCAGTGTCATTGGTTCGCGGGAATTGGAGCCTGGAGCTCCGGGTGCCACAGACCGGCGCAATCGCCCGTCTGGGCTACGCCGTGAATCGGTGCCTCTGGTGCCTCCGGATCGGCTGTCCCGGCCACCCGGAGCTAGCGCCCCAGCCCGATCCGCACGACGGCAACCCGGGACGGATCGGCAACGGCGTCGCGCCGGAGCACCACGACAGCACCAACGGCAGCCACCCCAAGCACCGCCCCCACCCCCTGAATCCGGCCAGACCGCAACCCCCGGGCATACGCCGCCCGCTCTAAGTCCCGCGCCATCCCCACCGCTACCCCGTGCCGCTCCCGCCACACGTCCCGCTCTTGCTCCGCCGTAAGCCGTAGCGCCCGCTCAGAGGCGACGACGACGCCCAGGGCTACCACCGTGGCCCCTGATGCTTCGAGGGCCGCAGAGTCGGCCTGAATGCGCTGGACGACCTCCGGGGGCACCTCGTGGGCCGTGTCGCGGATTATGACCGTCGTGGGGCCGGCCAGCCGGACGGAATCGCGGAACCGGAGCGCGATATCGCGGGCGATTGAAGCGGCGCGGGCCGTGGAGTCGAGCGCCCGAGCTACCCGCGCCGAGTCCGCAGCGAGGCGTTGCCGGTGCGCGTCGAGCCGCCCCAGCGAGTCGGCCCAGGCGCTATCCGCCGCGCGGGCGGCTGCTATCCGTGTATCCCGCTCGACCTCACGCCGGACGCGCTCACCGTACAGCCAGACCGCGAGCAGGACTATCGCGAGGCCAGCGCCGAACGCAGCGAGGCGGGCTTTCACCCGAACCTCCCCCGCGCCCCGAAGTGGACGACCAGCCAGAGAAGCGTGCCCAGCGCCAGCGCTACCACTGCTGGATCAAGCCCGCCCGTCAACTCCAGAACCCGCGCCGCCGTGCCCCGCGTACCCGGCAGCAGCGTGAGGGGGAGCCAGACGAGCGCGACGGCCAGCCCGGCCACAAGCGACCACAGGGCGGGCCATGTCCGCGCGATAATCCAGATGTGCTCAGACAAGGTGTCCCCCGGTTTCCGTCGCACCACCGCCGCGACGATTTCAACCACGGCCGCAATCGCCAGCGCACCGCCAGTCAGCCACGCCGGCCCGCCGAGCAGGTAGGAGACAACGGCCGTGGGGATCGTGGCTGCCCACCATCTGGAATATGAGACGTGAAGCATCAGCCTAGTAGCTCATCCAGATACGGTCCTGCGGGTTCACCGTGCTCGCGTCGAGGTGGACGGACCCCGACCCCTTGCCGAACGTCGCTACCTGGTGGGCCGTCGGCGGGTAGATACCGACGCGCGCGAGACCGGGCGACTTCGCGGCCGCAGCAGCGCGGGCGAGGATGGGCCCCGTGAGGACGCCAGAGGCGACGATTTCACGCAGCACGGCCATCGCTTCGCCGGCGAGAGCTTCGCGGACGAGAAGGAACCGCTCGGCGTTGTTCAGCACCCGAAGGTCCACCGCCTTGCATGGCCGCTCTTTGTGCGCGGACACGGACGCGCCCACCGAGCCTTCCGGGTCGCGGGCGTCGGACACGATACGGAATGGCGCCTTGGCCGCGCGTCGCATTTTCGAGAGACGGCGCAGGAAATCCGTATCCATCTGCTCGGGCTCCTTGAACTCACCCGGCTTCAGCTCCGGCGCGATCTCGGACCACACGCGATCGTTGAGGTGCGCGAATGTACTCATCCCTCCCCCCGGTTGCCCCTGATTGCGTCTCCAACGGCGTGAACGAATCGGACGAGCAGGTCGCCCGCGGCGCCGACCGCCTGCGCGTCGCGCGTAACGAGCGTCATTCCGAGCCCGAATGTCGAGAGCCCACACGCCGCGAACACGAGGATTAGGAGCACCACGCTCCACGGCACCGGCTCGCGCCGGTACACGAGCAGGAGTGCCAGTGCCACGGAAGCCGCGAGCATCAGGGCCCCGATCAATGCCGCAACCCAGCCCGCGCGCGTGTTCGATGCCTTCACCGCCGCGCGGGGTGGCGGCACGTTGCGCTGGATCAGCTGCGCCTCGGTCGGCGCGAAGCCCCCCAGCGTTGTGGGCTTGCCTTCCTCGGCGGTCATCCGCTCCCCGCAATCGTGTGGATGATCTCGCGGATGTGCGTTAGGAACCATATCGCGCCGCCAGCGATCACGATGATTTGCCCAACGAGGTTGAGTGGAGCCGGGAGCTTTGCACACAGCCACCACAGCAACACAACGAAGCACACCACGATGACGAACGTAATGAGGAGTTCCATTTTACTTCTCCTTTGGAGTGAGTGGTAAATGCGCCATGGTCACAGCGCGCCAAAAATGCGGGAGAGGAAATACCCGGCGACCGCCGCACCGGTGGCCCATGCGCCCATGCGCTTGTCCAGAGCGTTCCATTGTTTGTTGATGGAGTCGGCGAACGCGTCGAATTTCTCGCGCGACACTGAGACCGCCTGCGATGCGTTAATCCGCTCGGCCTCGTGGTTGAGCGCCTCGAAGTGCCGTTCGTTTTGCGACTGGGCCAAGGCGAGCGCCGCCGCGTCCGCCTTGCGGTGTGCCTCTGCGATGTCGCGCTGATGCTGTAGCCGTTCCTCCAGCACCGCCACGCGCGTTTCGAGGGACTGGGCGCGGTCCGCCGTCATCGGTTGACTCCTGTCGTTGCGGCGAAGCAGAACAGGGCTATCCCAACCGCCCGTGTCCACTGGTACACGCCCCTTACCCGGATGCCAACCGAGACACCCGCCGTGCCCACCGTGCCCGTGCTTCTAACTTCACGCACACCTTGTGACGGGCGCGCGGCAATCCTCTCGCGGTGCGGTGAACGTACATGTCGCCTTGGTTGTGGTACCCGGAGCAGATTCCACACGGCAATGCCGCCGGGTCGCCACAAGCAGCGAACGCCGAATGGCGCCGGTGCAGAATCAAGTGATATGCCTGATTCTCGCAGACCACCAAGTTCGACGGGCTGTTGTTCAGTTTGTCGCCGTCTATGTGGTGGACAACTGCAAGCGGCGGGAGCGATTTGCCCATAACCCCTTCGGCGACCAGTACGTGTTCGCGCACGTACCCGCGACCTGCCACACGCACGCACACGTACCCTTTCTTCAGGTAGCTCCCGCCCTTCCAATTGTGGTGCTCCGGGCCTAACCCGGGGCTCGGGACGAAGTGGTGAGCGAACCGATTGTAGCCGGACGCCGTCTTGCGGGTGGGCTTCCCGCAACCGCACTCGCAGGGATGTATGTTCTCCGCAGCCATAGCACGACGCTCCAGTCGTCGGTGTGGTCAGGGTCGCTTGGCATGGTGAAAGCATGTCAGTCGGCCCGCCCCTCCGATAATCTAATGCTGGCGGCATAACAGAACCACAGTATGCCGACTAATCGCGTCCCTTGATAACACAAGTACGTTCCCCACGACGGCGCCGCCGCATACGCCAGCCACGCCGCCAGACCCGCGCCGAAGTAGATCAGCAACGCCGGGCGCAGTAAGCCCCACCCGACGCTAGCGTACGCGATCCCGGCCACGCTGCCAAACGCCACGCAACGCAGCAGCACGTCAAAGCCATGCGGCCCGGTCCAGAGTACCGACGCCAGAGCCGCCACTACGAACACTGCCACCATCCTGCCCGAATCCCGCAGATGCAGCGACGCCACCGCGACCAGCGACGCTTGCGTGAGCGGGTACAGGTTCCCGACGATATCAGGGTCAATCCAATGGGCAGCGCCATCGGCCACCCACGAGACGGCGAAAGCGCCCGCGATACACCACCAGCCCGGAGCCCGCACCCGTCCCGTGACCCGCAGCATCGCGAGCCACACGAGCGGTACGCCGCCCATCAGGTGAGCGGCCTCAGGCGCGTAGGCTAACAAGATGGCGGGCACCGATGTGAGTCATTGATCGGCTCGCAGCCCTCGTCGTCGAGCGTCGCGAGTACTGCGTTGTCCGCGTTCGAGCGCACAACGAACGTCATTTTGTTCCCGTCCTCGTGTACTTCGAGGCGGCACGTATCGGGGCCAGCGTTCGCGATCGCGCCGTAGAGGCGACGGACGGCAGAACCCTGGAACCAGTAGTAAGGCTTCATGTTATGCAAATTCCTCGGGTGAAGTGTGGTCAACTACGCGTGGCGCTAAAACAATGTCCGGGTTAGCACGGGCTATCCGCGCGACCTCGGACAGTGCCAGCACGGTGAGCTTACTCGTTTCCGTGTAGTCCTTGATCGCCTGCACGAGCCGGTAGAGCAGGACTATGATGACGCTTTGAGCGGCGACGATCAGCAGGGCAAGCATGGTGTCGGTAGTCATGGGCCATCGGGTGTAAGACGGTCGAGCCGCCCCTCCAGTGCGTTCATGCGGCCGTCAAGGTACGCGATATCCTTGATATGGGTGTCGCGCGTGTCCAGCAGCCGCGTCAGGTCTTTGCTGATTTCGTCCAGTGCATTTCCTATGCTGCCCAGCCGCTCGCCGCCACGCCACGCAATGACGAGCAGGGCTAGCGTGTTCGCCGCCAACCAGACGTTGAACGCCGAGTCCGTGACCGACGTAGCCGCCTGTAGCGCTGCCGTCACGCCTACGCCGATCGGTTCGGCGTTCATTGAGCCCCCGCTGTTCGCAGCCGCTCAAGCCTCGCGAACCGAGACGTTACGCGGTTGCCGCGCCGCACGTCACCGACCAGCATCACGCCGTCACGCGCGAAGTCGCGACGACGGCAGCAGTCCACTACGTCGCCGTCCACGCGCGACAAGCCGCGCTGCAACAGGTCGTCGTCGCTGTCTGCGATTCGGTCCTGACCGAGTACGTCATCGAACACGATGATGGGCTCCGTCAGCCGCCGTAGGTGCGCCATTGCTACTCGCCCTCCCCTGTACCGAGTGGTGTGAGGCCGGGGCCGATGAGTATACGCCTGCACTGATTCAGTGCCGCGTCAACATCAATCCCGCTTTCGTAATACTCGGGGTTCAAGTGGTCCGCGCGCAATAGTTTCCACGTAACGGGCAGGATCGACGAGCGGTCGGTCTCCGTAGGCCCGACACCGACCCAGAACTGCGGGGCGCTCCACGACCCGACCTCGAACGGCGTGAATGTGTCCCCGACCGCGCCCGCCGATACTGCCGCGCCGCGCACGGCAGCGCAAAGATACACCGTGCCGTCAATGATCCAAGCCGCGCACTCCAGCAGGTCCTCGCGCTGAGCGTCCAACCCCACCACAGCCTCGTATGCCGTACTGTCGCCCGGACGATAGACGAAGCGCAGCGCGCCGGAATCGGTGATGTCTACGAACGCGCGAGGGTCGGTCTCACCGCCAATGTGCCACAGCTTAGTCCCGGCAAGGTGCGCGAAGTCCGCTCCAAGGAGCGCGGAAAAGTAGATCAAGAGCGGAGCCGTAGCCAACGACGGGGCGTCGTTGTAGACGACAGTTTCGCCGTCGCGCGTCACCAGCCCGTCGCTCGGTTCACCTGTTGGCGTTGCCCGCCGCGACGGGATGGGCGATGTTACGTATTCGCCCGCCTCCATCTGCGACAGCACGAAGTAGACCACCGTGCCCGCCGCTGCACGAACACAGAAGCGATCGCCAGTAGTGAGCGTGAACGTTTCCGCCCATCGTACGTAGCGCCCTACCGGCGTGCGTGTCGTACCGCTGCCGAATGGATCAGGCCCAAGGTCGAACGCCCCGTCGCCGCGCACGTAAGCCGAGACAGTATAGACACCGTCCGACGGGGCGATAGCGCTGACGCTGCCGACAACATACGTATTAGTAGCGCGTGCCTCCGTTGTACCCGCGCTGTTGTCGAGCAGCAGGACGCGACCGTCTGTTGTAATGTCGAAAAGTCCTGCCTCGATAATCGCCGCCGTGTCGTCCACCACTGTGAGCGTCGCCGCCGCGTCGCCGCTCTTGGTCCATCCTAGCGTGCTGCTCCCGCCGAGCCTTGCGTTATTGATACTGCGGTTCTGCCGTGCGCGCTCGATTACGCCGACCTTCATCCACGCGCCATAGAGCGGGCGCAGCGCGAAGCGTAGCGTGTCCGCCCCGTTGCGACGCCAGACGCCACGACTATCGCGCACCCACGCAGTAGAGCCGCGCACCACTTGCATGTCGCCGCCGATAAGCGGGTCCTCGCCGTACTCGGCGTGCCAATAACCGAGCACAGACGAGATATCAAAGACTGGGCCGACGACCTCTGTCGGTGTCTCTGTAGGTGTCTCTGTCGGGGTCTCCGAGCCCTCTCCGCCGACGAATATGTCGGCGAAGATGTCTTGGAAGATGCCCTGAAAGAGCCCTGTCGTCACCGCGACACTACCCCGATCTTCGCACCCTCGGACAGGTCAAGCCCCCCGGCTCCAAGCTCATAGCCGAACGCACGTCCGACGCCAAGCGCCTCGGTGATACCGCGCGCGTCCAACTGCGCAGCGATGGCCCCGTCAATCTCGGACAGGTCCAGCCCGCTGATGGGCGCATTCTCTAGCGCCAATACCGTGAACTGCCACACGTCGGTCGCCTGCTCATACAGCATTCCATCAAGCTTGGTGGTCGTTACTAGTATCTCCGCGACGATTGCCGCGATACCGTCCGAGCCGGAGAGAGCATCGCCCACCCCGGTAACATCTGCCGCGACAGCGGTCAGGTCCTGCAAGACCGTTGTCAGGTCGTCTTGTGACGCTTCCAGTGAGTGGATTTCGTTGTCGAAGTCGCCCCCCGCCGTCCCGAAGTTCTGATTGATCAGATTGAGTTCCGCCACGAGGTCCGTCTTTGCCGCCGCGTCGCTACGGGCCAGAGCGGCCTGTAGCCGGACGATCTGCGTGAACAGAGGCGAGGTCTCCGCCTCCAGCGACTCGATGATTGCGTCCGCGACGAAGCTGATCGGGTCGCCGCGAAACGGCACGATGCTGCCCGGAGCTGAGCCACTGATCCACCCAGTACCGAACGAGTCGTTGTTCGCGGTTGCGCCACCGGATGCCGGGATGCCGATGCCATACATTCCGTCGCCCAGGTTTATCCAGTCGTAATCGCCGCTCGATTCCGTTGGCGTGATGGTCTCGCGAGTGCGTGTGCCATCGCGCGTCTCGAAGTTCCAGCTAATAACCATCTCCGTGAAGTCGAACGGTACGGACGCGAGGACAGCGCCGTCGTAGTCCATGAGCGGCTTCTCGTTGACCGGAACGATGATCGCGATATCGATTGGGAGCTCCATCGTGCTGCCTCAGTAGTAGTAAAGAAGTGCGGGACTCGGGCCGGAGGGCGGTGCCGCCACCTCTTGCAACTCGAACGCCATGCCCAGTTTCGCGCCCGTCGTGTTGCTCGCGGTCGCAGATGCCGCAGTGTCGTCCGCGTCGGACTTCCACTGACACTGGAGGTTCTGCGCGCCGCTCGCCTCTTCGTGCAATTCATCCCAATTCGTGCGCGGGGTCCACGTCGCGCCCGCAGTCGTATCATGCGCGAAGAACGCGATAAGCGCGTCAGCGTCACCGCTCGGAGAAATCGAAAACGAGGGATTGGCCCCCGAGCCAGCCTCTCCATTCGCAAGAAACACCGGCAACACCGTGCCCGCGTCGCTCCCGCACTCCATGATGACGGCGCGAGCGCGGTCCCAATGGTCACTGCCCCCGCGCGTAATAACCGTCGTGCCGGCGCTCGGGCTCCCGTCGCTGATGCCGTGCCAGACCCAAAGGGCACGGGAGGGAAGGCTGCTGTGTTTCCTGATCTGCAAATCCCCGAACGTAATCCCGCCGACAGTGCCGCCCACGGTCGGCGCGTCCGCCATCTCGGCATCGCTCGTCGTCGAAAACGCGAGCATATACCGCGTGTTCGCCGCGGGCGTCCACGACGCGAGCGTTTGGGACGTAACGTTGTTGCCGTTAGTCCCCGCAGACTGCGCGACGGTGGGGGTGGTTAGCGCCATCAGCCAGCGCCCCCGTACAGTTCAGGCACGGCTTCAATGCGGTGGCCCGCATGCTCCACGTCGCTCCACGCGTCCGGCGCGGCAAGACATTCCGCTGCCAAGCTGTCGAGTGCGGCAGGCGTGAGCACCGCATCGGGCGACACGATCTGCGCGAGTAACTGCAACACTTCCTCGCGCGAGTCGCCAAGCGCACGCGCCTGACCATCAGGCCCGATGTAGCGATAGAGGTAGCTCCAGTGAGCGCTCATACGTCCTTCCCCGAGATGTAGAAGTGATCCCACCACAGGTACATCTCCTCGTCCACCGTATCGGCCGAACCGCCCCACGTCGGCGAGATATTGAATCCTTCCCACTTATCATTCCCGCCCGCCCCGCAGAACATGATGCCCGTCCACTCCGCGATCTTCGTCATTGAACCGGCGCCAGACTTGAGCCACATATGCAATTCACCGTCCGCAACGCCCGCCGCGTTCGCGACCATCAGCAATTCGAGAATGTGCCAAACGTCGCGCGTGAGTTGCGCGCCACTCCCAATGTTCTGCATCAGGTTGTTGCCCAAGCCACCGCCCGGATTCGGGTAAATCTCGGCCAAGTTCTGCACGCCGAAACCGGGGGCCAGTCCACTGTTCCGGGCTTGCAGGAACACGCGGTTTGACGCGTTGATGTTGAAATGCACAAGCTTGTTAGTGCCGCTTGAATGACTTTGGAAGTTCGATGAGAACTTGAGTGCGAGCCGGACGAACCGGATATGACGACTCGTCAAGCCGCCAGACGGGAACGTCGCACAAGGCGCAGACCCTCCACCGAAGCCAACAGGGTAGAGCATCCGCAGTATCTTCGGCTGACTAGTCGGGGCAGTCTCGTCGTCCTGCACCAACATCCGAGACTCGGTCGTGTTCCCCCATCCGGTCTCCGTGACCGATAGGAATCCACGGTCACGCTGCATCGTCATGCCCGCAGGCTCGTTGTCCTCCGCTCCGCCCGCCGCGACTTGGAACGTCACCGACTCGCCAGTGATCGCACCGTCCGCTACCTGCACCTTCACGTTCGCCGCCTGCGCCGCGAACTCGATCGCGTGATCCTCCAGCGCGCCCGCCGTGAAGGACGCCGACGTGCCGCCGCCAGTGCTCAGCGTGCCCGCCGTCACCGACACTTCCACCGTGCCGGTGTAGCCTGTGAACGGATTGCCGAACTGGTCCAGTGCGACGATATCAAGGTCCGACTCGACGCCTGCGACCTGCGCGCCGACAGGGCCACCGCCTGCCGCGTACACGCCGAATGACGTGTGTTCGAGCGGGGTAGCCTTCTTCCCGCGCCGGGACCTCGCTACTGCATGAAGTGCGGCTGGCATATCAGGTACCCCCCGCGTTACGGCGCGCTCGAGAAGCCTCGATGCGCGCACGCATTCCCTCGGTGCGTTCCCGCATTGCCTCGCGGTTGGCCTCGGCCTGTTCGCCACGCTTCCACGGCGACATTACGCGCTCGCGCACTGACGTGCGCACCGCCTTCGCCGCGTCCAGTCGCGCCGTCTCGCCATCAGTCGCGCTAAACCTCTCGTCGAAGCACGATGCGCCGTACACCACGCGCACGCCGCCAATACCGGGCGTAGTAGCAAACGCCGCCGCAATGAATGGACTTACGCGCCCGGCCAGCTCGTCGGGGTAATAGTCAGCGCCCTCGCTCGCGACGATAAACGTCACGCCGATAGCTGGCTCGTGCTCCGCGACAGTCTTGCCGCATACCGCGCACACGCGCGTCATTCTACGGCCACCTCGGCAGCTACCGGCTCGTCTGCCGGTTCTGCTCGCGGGCGCGGTACGTCGGGAGCGAACGTAATCACGCCCTTGACCAGATCGGCGCGAGCACGCCCGGTGTAGTCGCCCGTAAGCGCCGCGAGCATTGCGCTAATACCCAGCTCCAGCGCTTTCAGCTCTCGGGCCGCGCCCTCGAACTCCAGTTTGGCCATAGCCGCGCGCGTACGCGCCTGAGCGGATCGCGCTGTCAAGCCTTGCAGCATCGTGCGCTGGTCGTCTGTAATGGGAATCATTGCGGGTAGTAGATAGGGGTGGGCGGAACGGTCTGGGCACAGGGGACCTCTGATATGGTGCCCCACTGGCCCGTCTCGGTAACCATCGGGCCATAGTGCTCAGGAGTACAGGCAGGTACGGTGGGCGCGTAGATTGACGCGACCATCCAAAACCAGAATAGCATGACCGTCAGCATTACTAAGG